TTCGCAAAAGCTCGAAATCTTCTTTGGTTACTTTTCCATCTTTGTTCTTATCAAGAGCGCCTTTTTGTTTTGGAGACATGCCAGCTTCAGATTCTTTTATCATTTCTTTGTGCTTCTTCATAAATGATGCGTGATCAGGGCCAGCCATATAAACAACTTTTCCATCTTTTCCCTTATGTGAGTGGATGCCAGTAAGCCCCATTTTCTTAGCATCAGCCAAAGCTTTGTCTTTAGAATCAAAATAGTGCTTATCGATATCTGGAGAACCATAACTAGAATACTTCTTCTTTTTAGATTGGCTTTCTTTATCTTTATCTCCGCAATGCATCGCTTCAGACACATCGATTTCGATACCGTTCTCTGTATATTCAAAATTATTTTTCATGACTATGATATAGAATTGCTGCAGGATAAGTCTCTAAAGAATGCTCAGACGATATATCTAAAACCTCCCGTAAAGTATCTAAATCCTCTATTTTATTAAAATCTTTTACACATGATTCAAGGGTTTCGTCCCAAGATTCTTTATTCTGCGAACAAACTATAGATTCACAGAGTGTAGAAAGCATCTCTTCTTGAGATTTATTAAGCTCTTCCACTTTTAAATGAGAGGCCATTTTCGCTTTAGAGTCATGTATGAAACTATCGATAGAATAGATTGTTTCTTGGATATTAGCCCTAGAGTAAGTAGCATTAGCTAGAGGAATGCCAGTAGTCCCTTCTGGCCTACCACTTTCTTTTCTTGGGCCTGATGGATTGCCCGAAGGATCAAATACAGGAACTCCACCAACTAAGGGGTTAAAATGCCCCTTTTCGCGCTCTTCAAGGAATTCTTTTTGAGCTGACTCTAATTTGTCAGGTTCTGGGAACTTTCCATTGTGGAACATTTCCATTCCTTGTTTAGGGGTAATAATTCCCAATTCCATAAGTCGAGTAGAAGCTCTCATAAGTTGAACTTCATCTCTCATGTCAATATCCTTCATCTTAGCTTCAGGCCAAGAACGGAAGCCTAGACCTTTAGCTATCCTCTTGATTTCTTTATTTAAAAAATCATTCAAGAACCCATGCCGAGACTCTTGCAGCCTATCAATAAATATCTGGGCTTTGACTTGAGTGGAGTTAAACTTTTCTTCTCCCACAACAATGTTTTGTAAGCCTTGTTTGATATCTTCATTGAGTATCTGATACTTTTCAGGACCAAGAACTAAATTTAACTCAGGAATCACAAATTCAGCTTTAGTAGTGTAATCAGAAACTAGAACTCTGCCCACACTTTCATTTTTGAATAGGTTCTGCATTGCAGCCATATTATTTGGATTTACTCCTCCCTTGTCTGGATCTGCCCCCATAGTTATAAGCAAAATGACATTCTCTACAGTCCGTGTGATGGATTGGTCCATCTTTTTCAATTCAAGCTTAGCATTGATATCATCAAGAACTGGAAAACCAAATGGCACTGCAAAAGGCTCATAGTCCTGTTTCTTATAGAAAGAGAAGGAAAGCCTCTGAGGGTCTAGGTCTATACTTATCCCCTTGTTAGTGAATGATCCTCGTTGAATGGATTCTTTGATTTCATCATCTAAAGCATTAAATATAGCAATATCCTCTTCTGTTTGCGGATTAGCTAATCTAGCTAACTCATATTCAGACAACACCTTTTGATACACTCCTCCGTAAGTGAAGGTTGTAGCCCTCTTAGCTATAACATCATATGGATTAAGTAGAATGTACTTAAGTGGAATCTTATTGTCAGAAGATCCAATGGTTCCCACTTGATTGATTAGTCGAGCATAATCATCAGCTTTGAACTTTCCATCAATACGGTAAAGGAAAACATTACCACTTCGATAATATTCCCTAAAATATTGATCCTTAAGAGCGATTATATTAACTTTTTTAAACCATTCATAAAAGAATTCTCTACTTTTTTTGGAGCCTCCCTCCAAGTAAATATCAGTGTTCGTAAACTCTGACATAATATCTATAGCATTCCTAAAGACAGCTACATTACAATAAGCTTTTTGGCATAGTTCTATAGCATCTCGACAAGTTACCCCTTCAGCAGAATACTCATATGGCAACAATCCCAAACGGATGCTAGAGTAACGGTTGTGTAAGTTTGTATAAGCAGCACGATTGGTCCTCGACCCTGAAAATCCGCTTGTTGATGCTCCCTGCCTTCTAGCTTCAGATACATCACTATATGAAGCGTCTGAAGTATAGAAAGGTTCACCTAATAGGTCTGGTGAGGTCTCCTCACCTGTTTCGCTAGCATGAGATGGATGGTCTGAAATGTTAAACTTTTTCCAATATTCAGAGCGCTTGGTATATTTTCTTTTAGACATGAGATACAAATTATCTTACACCTCAAAGTTAACTTTCAACTTTTAAAAGTTAAGAAATAAACATTGGAGTGAAGGTGTTCTGTTGATCTGAAATATCATCCGATTCCATATCATAAAATACATTCATCATCCAGTTGCCTAGTACCAAGGCAGAATAAGAGTCTTTACGGGCTTTATCAGCACCAGTTTGCTTTCTGAGGTTAGGGGGAAGGTCGAAGCTCTGCGTACCTTGTGAAGATGTTGTGATTTGAACCATAGCGCACTGGACTTTAATTAGATCCATCATATCTCTCTGGTGTTCTACAAAATCAATCATTCTAGCTCCTTTTGGCCCTTTTTCATTTTGGTCATTCCTTATGAATTTTAACTGCTCAATTGGGACTCTAGACTTTCTTTGATTGTTGTAGTCATCATTCATGGCTGCACCAGCGAAGAATATACGTTTATGATCAAAAGCTGATTGTAAAGATTCGTTAGCTAATCTAATCCAAGCTGATGTCGGCTTCCTTAAGAATACGAAATTTTTATCTGATTTGTTGTATTGATTCCTAAGTCTCCTTAGATTTTTATTATAGTCTTTAGACTTATCAAGATCAGCCTCTATAACTCCTAAATTAAGATTTTTCTTTTTAAATATATCGCTTTCATTACAAGAGTTAATAAATTGTACACCTCCGTTGTAATCACCAACCACTGCAGATATATTGAAATGTGTAAGCACGTAAGCTATATATTTAATATGAGTCTTCAAGCTAGCGCCTGATAAAGCGTAGCTGTGTACTATTGTGCCTTTCTTAGTTTGCTTGTTTAGTTTTATAAGCATCATGGCAAAATCATCAGAACTTTCACTCTCAGACCACGATGGGTCAAAAGCTAATATGTATTCATCTCTAGGATTGCCTATAACTTCCACAGATTGACCCTCACCGTCAGGTATGGTGCAATTAGCCATCTTACTCACCTTGAAGTACCCTGAGCTATCATCAGTGAATATAGCGCCGAATTCCCTATCAAACTGAGACTGGCTCATTGTCGATTTGGATTGATTGATCAGACTTTGATCATAAAGCTGTTCAGGCGCACAATCATAACTAAAATGCATTATTGTCCTATGCGCTCCATCCTGATCGTTTTCATTCAATATTAAAGATTCGTACTTTTGATATATTTTGTAAAGGTATTCAAATTTGTAAGAGGCTGAAGATAAACCAATAATTTTGTTATTTGGCCATACCTTTCTCTCATCTTCTACCCTGCTCTATCATCTTAGTTTCTAGATCGTAAACTTCCTGTCTTTCGGTAGGATTCTCCACAACAGACAAAAAGGGTATGATAACCTCATTATAGATCTTTTCAGGCATCAACAATAATTCGTCAATAATCATCCTTTGGAAACGAAAACCCCTCAACTTTTCTCCGTCACCTAAAGGTAAAGCTCTTATGCTGCTCCGACCTATCTCCATCACCCATTCATCATTCATTTTAGATGTGCGAGTGATACACTGAGCAAAAAAGGTCGCTTTGGGACTTTTAGCAATATCTTCTATCTTTTTAAAAATCATTTTAGATTGTCGAAAAGACTTTGATATAATACCTATCTGGACACCCTGATTAAAAATAGCGTCTAATAGCGCGAAAACGCCTGTAGAGAAGCTTTTGGACATTCCACGACTCCAGATCCCCAAAAAGTAATCGGACTCCATCATGGACTTGATAGCCATATGCTGGAAAGGGAATAACTTCACTCCAGTGAGTAACTCACAAGCGAAAGAAGGATTCTCCCTAAAAAATTTATAAAGAAGGATCTTAGCTTCCGTTTCTTCTAAATACCCCTCTTTTTCTAGAATGAGTTTGTTTATATCCTTGTAATCTCTGTGGAGTTTCTGTTTTCCTGTTTCCCAAGCCATCTTTTTTAATTTCTTTGTCCCAAAAATATTGAAGGTCTACTTTCCAGAGCTTCTTTCCTAAAACAAGGATTTTGGGTATAAGTTCCTCGCTTTTCTCCCTAGAGCCACTAAACACAAATTGACAGCAATCAGTATACTCAGATTGTATAGAACGCATCTGGTGATAAACATAATCTAGTTTAAACTTCTTGAAGCCTTTCTTATTAGTGGCCCACATATCATCGAAAGCTGTTTCTGTAACTATATAAAGAAAACAACCAATAGATCTACATCTTTCTAACTCTTTGATAAAACGCGAATAACCGTTTGTAATAGTAGAGCAAAAATCCTGGTAAGACTTCCTATCCACAAATGTATAGTCATATAGATCACCGCCCACGGCATAGTCACCCACATCCAATTTCAATGAGTCAGAATTATTAAAA